AACTGGTAGTCCTTTTGAAATTGATACCGGTACAGCAAAAGCTATAGACGTTGTTGGTGTTACAGGTAATAGAGTTAATTTAGATACAGGAGATGTAACAACAATTGGTAAAGCAACAGTTATACCTTCAGCAAGTGTTTTAGAATTAGATACCGGTACAGTTACATTTACATTTAGATATAGTGTTACAGGATCAAGAGTTAATTTATCTACAGGAACTGTTTCAACAACTGCAGCTGCAACTATATTACCTACAGGGTCAAGAGTTAATTTAGATACAGGCGATGTATCAGTTGTTGCAAAAGCAAATGTATCTATTACAGGAAGTGCAGTAGAAATAGCAATTGGAAATGCTACAACTAAAGCAAACGCAACAGCTATTGTTACAGGAAATAGACAAAATTTATCGACAGGTACAGTTACAATTCAAGCTAAAGCAAATGTAATTACAACTGGTGTAGGATTAGAAATAGCAGTACCAACTTCTATTAATATTAAACAGTGGGATGGTGTAGTACCAGGCGTCTCGCAAACTTGGACAAGGATACAAACACCGTAATGTATTTTGGAGGAAGCACATTTGCCGGAGCACCATTCGCCGATCCAGGTGGAGTTAGTATATTTGTAACTGTTAGTGGACAAAGATTAAACTTTTCAGTAGGTAATGTAGTTATTGAAGGTAAATCAGTTGTTTTACCTACAGGACAAAGAGTAAATTTATCTACAGGTAATGTAGTTATTAAAATAGGTCAAACAGTAGTTTTATCTGGTAATCAAATAAACCTTGCAACTAACCCTGTAAGTGTGATATCATGGAACCCAATACCACCAGGAGTAAATCAAGTTTGGGTCCCAATAGACCCAGATAATCCGTAGGAGAAATATGGCATCAAGTACATCAACAGATTTAAAACTAGAACTAATAACCACAGGGGAAAAATCAGGAACCTGGGGTACAATTACTAATACAAATTTACAAATTTTAGAACAAGCAGCTAGTGGTTATTTATCACTTGCGGTAGGTGGAGCGGACGTTGCACTATCTTTAGCCACTCATGCAACAGCAAATGGTAAAAATTTATACTACAAACTAACAGGAACACTAACTGCTAATAGAACAGTTACAATGCCTGACGGTGCTGAAAGAGTATTTATCGTAGAAGATGCAACAGCAAGATCAGCTTCTAATTATACACTTACAGTTAAAACAGTTTCAGGAACAGGTCTTGTATTACCTGTTGGATCAACAACAGTTTTATATTCTGATGGAACAAACATTACAGGGAAATTACAGACAAAAGGGTACTACACACCCTCTGCTACTTACACTACAGTTAATGGTGATCAAGTATTAATTAATACTTCTGGAAGTGGTATTGGTACTGCAATTACAATAAACTTACCCGCATCTCCTGCAATAGGTAATGAAGTACATTTCATAGATTCAGGTAATAACTTTGCATCTAACAATTTAACAATCGGTAGAAACAGTTCTAATATTTTAGGTAGTGCTTCAGATTTAGTAGTTTCGGCTAATGGTGCTGCATTTACTTTAGTGTATGTTAATGCAACTAGAGGCTGGATTTATAAAGATAACATATAGGAGCACGGATCATGGCTCTAATTGATTTTAAAGTCCTACCAGGAATAGATAAACAAGACACCACATCTGGTGCAGAAAACAGATGGGTTGATTGTGATAACACAAGATTTAGATATGGACTACCAGAAAAAGTAAATGGTTGGTCATCATTAGTTACAGATACAATAGTAGGTGTTGCAAGACGTCAGTTTGCATTTGTAGATTTAGATGGAAATAGATACATTGCAATTGGCACAGATAAGTTTTTAATTATTTATTTTGAAGGTCAACTCTATGATATTACACCTTTAAAAACTACGTTATCTTCTTGCACTATTGCAACAACTGATAACTCTGCTGTTTGTTCTATAACAAAAGCAAGTCATGGTTTAAGTGCAGGTGATATTGTATTATTAGATAATGTAACTTTACCAGTAGGTACGGGTTATGCTAATTCTGATTTTGAAGATAAATTATTTCAAGTAACAAGTATTACAAGTTCAAGTGTGTTTACAATTACACAAAGTTCTAATGCAACAGCAACAGTTTCAACAGGTGGTAGTTTAGAAGTTAAACCTTATGAACAAGTTGGACCAGCAGAACAATCTTATGGTTATGGTTGGGGTATTGATTCATGGGGCAGTGGAGCATGGGGAGAAGCAGCTTCAGCATCAGATGTTTCTCTTGAACCTGGACTATGGTCATTAAGTAATTTTGGTCAGGTATTAGTTGCAACCATTGCAAATGGAAAAACTTTTACTTGGGATGCAGGTATTGCAGCAAGATTAACGACAAGAGCTTCAACAACCACATCTGGTTTTTCTACATCAGCTAATCCAACTGCAACAAGAATTACATTGGTTTCACCTACAACACGTCACTTAATTCATTTAGGAACAGAAACTATTATTGGTGATACAACGTCTCAAGATGATATGTTTATAAGATTCTCGGACCAAGAAGATATAAATGATTATACACCAACAGCAATTAATTCAGCTGGTACACAAAGATTGCAAGACGGAACACGGATCATGGGTTCATTAAAAGCTAAAGAAACAATTTTAGTTTGGACTGATAACGCATTATATACTATGAAATTTATTGGCTCACCTTTTACATTTGGTTTTGAACAAGTGGGTACTAACTGTGGATTGGTTGGTAAAAATGCAGCTATTGAAATAGATGGAGCTGCGTTTTGGATGTCTAATAATGGTTTTTTTATGTTTGATGGTACAGTTAAATCACTACCTTGTAGTGTTGAAGATTATGTTTATGATCAAGCAGATACAACTAAAGGACAACAAATTTATGCAGGTATAAATAATTTATATACTGAAGTTGTTTGGTATTATCCATCAACTAGTTCTGATTACAATGATCAATACGTTGTATTTAATTATGGTGAACCTATGAAAGGTGGTGTTTGGTATATAGGAACGGAAGCTAGAACTTCTTGGATTGATGCTAGTGTATATCCTAAACCATCAGCTACTAAATTTAATGATTCAGCTGTTGGTACTTTTCCAGTTATTGTCGGAGAAGATGGGTTAGGTCAAACAACTTTATTTGAACATGAAGTAGGAACCGATCAAGTTAATCCTGATGGTAGTACTACAACTGTAACATCATTTATAAAATCATTTGACTTTGATCTACAAGCTAAACAAAAAGATGCACAAGGTAAATCAAGTGGACCAACAATTTCTGGTGAAGTATTTTTATCTATGAGAAGATTCGTACCAGACTTTAAAGATCTACAAGGTAATGCAAAAGTAACTCTTGCTGTTAAACGTTATCCGCAACAATCAGATACAGTTACGTCTTTAAGTCCCTTTACAATTAACTCTAGCACTGATAAAAAGGACACTAGGGCCAGAGGAAGATTTGTTAACATTAAGATAGAAAATACTGATGTTAGTGAGTCTTGGCGTTTTGGAACTTTAAGAATAGATGTACAACCAGATGGACGTAGATAATGGCTAAAGTAGTAGTTAGATTACCTGAACCAAAAGAAGAGTATGACTTTTCTAACCAGAAACAAATTAATAGAGCTATCACTATAATAGTTGAACAATTAAACTCTACATTTTTAAATGATTTAAAACAAGAAACGGAAAGATTTACTTGGTTTAAATCTTCGGGGAGTAGTAGTTAATGGCTAACATATATAAAAATGCACAGTTTGATTTAACAACTACTGATGTGACAGATATCTACACTGTGCCTTCTAACTCTAGAGCTATAATACAGAATATACACACAGCTAATGTTGGTGGTGGAAACACAGAAATAAAAGCATTTTTATATGATAATTCAGTAACAACTGCTTTTCAATTTGCTGAACATACTGTAAACTCAGGAGATTCTAAGTCTATCTCTGATGGCTCAATTGTGTTAGAAGAGAATGATAAATTACAACTGCAAGCTGCTTCAGGAAATATATTCGAAGGCACTTGTGCAATATTAGAAATAAACAGGGATTAAATTATGGCATTTAAAGAAGAAGGATCAGTAGCATACACAATGATAAATGGTAAGAAAGTACCAGTTGTTAAATGTGAGACTGAAGTAGTATTAAGAAATACTAGAACTAATCAAGAGTATAACTCTGACCAAGAGGCTGAAAATGATATTGCAGATTCAAACACTCCTACAATCAGAGAAGAAATTACAAGATCATTAAAAATTAAAGTAGCAGCAATGCCACCATTAGGAGCAGCGTCAGAGTAATGGCAATAACAAACGCACAGCAATATCAACAGATACTACAAAAAGAAAGAGAAGAAAAAGCTTTCGGTGGCCTATTAGGTCTTGATGGTAGACGTGCATACGTTGGTGGAAGTTATGCTGAAACATCTCCAGGTTCAGGAAAAGAAAGAGGTAGTTATCAAGGTAGAGATGACAGTGGAGGTTATGGAGGAAATTATAGCGGTGGTGATGGCGGCGCAGATAGTAGTTATGTTACACCAACTCAAGAAGCTAATAATGCAGCGGCTATAGCTAAAGGAAAAGCAGAAAAAGCAGCAGCTGATAAAAAAGCAGCGGAAGCTAAAGCAAAAGAAGAAAAGAAACAAGAAAAAAAAGAAGCTAAAGCTAAAGCTAAAAAAGATAAAAAAACAAAACGAATGCAAAAAGCAGCATTTGATCGATTTCAAAAATTAGAAAAATATGTTGATGTTATGGATGACTATGGTGCGATTGGAGAAGAGTTAGCCAAAGAAACAGGATTTAAAGGAAATATTGAAACAGGTTTTGAATACGACAAAGATTTTTTTAGAGATTCTAAAACAGGAAAAATTAAAGATCAGTTTACTGAAATGGTTGACATAAATAAAGGTAAAACAGATATATTTGGAAGACCAAAAGAACCAAAATTTGTTGAACAATTTAAATCAGATGCAATTCCAGGTTATGATTTTAGTATTGACCCAGTAAATACTAATTTTGATGGAGGACTTGGAACTCTTACAAGTTATCCAGGTGGAGTTAGACCTAATGATTATGGTTTACAAATGTCCAAACCTCCTGGGTTTTTAGGTTTAATAACAGATAAAGTAAGACCGCCAACAGGTCTTCAAGCTTTTAATACTTTAGAAGAAGCTAGAAATGTACAAGACTTTGCAGGTAAATTTGCAGATGGTGATGATTCAGCTTATCAAGAATTTGAAGATTATGTATCTAGAAATATTCCCACATCAACAGGTGGAGGTGGAGGAAATCAAGTAACAGACCCATGTTTAGGACCCAATCCACCGGCTTATTGTGCAGTGAACAATGACCCAACCGAAGAAGAAGATGCAACACCTAAAAGAAACTTTGGTGGCCTTGCTCCAAGATTCGCGGGCTCTATATTTGATTTCACAGGTCTTGCAGATGGCGGAATAGCTAGAGCAGGT